CACAGTCATTAAAACAGTCGAGTTAGCAAAGAAAATGGGTGTGGTTGCAAAGGTAAATTATGCAATGGCAAGTGGCGACCAAGAGAAACCTTTTTTAAAGGCAGACATATACAAATCTTATGTAGAGATATACAACGCCGGTTTAATGGAGTGGGAATACAACACTAAACAAATGGCAGTTAGATTGCGAAGAGAACAAACAACTTGTCCTCTAAGTAGAACATGTGATAGTGGTATTCGTGCATTTAATCCAGGTGGTGATTACTATTCTTGTGGTGCATTTGGTGATGATAAAGATAAACCTATTGACTTTGACAAAGAGATGAGAGGTGAATTCTTTATGCCATTGTCAAGTGACATGGGACTATCTCAAATGAAACAGGCCTGTTTAACTTGTCCTATGTTTCAGATATGTAATGGTTGTCGTAAAACAATTAAAGATTACAAACAACATGGTCTTGTAGAACAACACTGTAAGACAATGAAAACTATAGCACCAGAAATATTAAAGATTAATGGTATAGATAAGGAAGTAACTCCGTATGTTGATGAAAGTATAAAGGTTTATAATGATTGAAGAAGGATTTAATAATCTGTGGCCAACGCCGGTCTATCTAACAAAGGCAACTATACCAGATATATTAGTACAGCATATACTTACAACATATGGTGATAGTAATAAAATATCCGCTAATGTAAAAAATGATAACATATTAGATGACCCTAAATTGCAAGAATTAAAAAGGTTTATAATATCATCTTTTCAAAGTTATCTTAGTAGATATGATATTAGTTTAAAAAAGAAAGACTATGATTTACGAGCATGGATTACAGGTTATGGTACAAACTATGCAATGCCTAAACACAATCATTCTGGTTCACATTTAAGTGCTGTATTCTATTTGTTATGTGAAGAAAAAAATGGTGGTAATATAGTATTGCATGACCCACGAACAAATGCTAATCGTGGATATATTGATGAGTTTCAATCAATGTTTGATAAAGAGAGATTTACACCATCTAGTGGTGATGTGTTAATATTTCCTAGTTTTTTATACCACAATGTAGAAACTTTTAACGGCAAGATGAGATTGGCTATGCCAGTAGATTTAACAATATACAAATGAAACCAATAACTGTATCAATTAATCCTAGTTACTTTTGCAATTTTAGTTGTGACTTTTGTTATCTAACACCAGAACAATTAAAAGACCAGAAGAGAATTAGTTTAGTTGACTTAGACAAGAGATTAAATCAAATCAGTGAACGCCGGGAGATTGACTGGATTGATTTATACGGAGGGGAGATTGGCGCCTTAAAGAAAGATTACTTTTATGGACTTAGAGATGTTATAAGAAAATATTATGGTGGGAAAATTAATATTATAACAAATTTCTCTATGTTGCATGAGGGCTTTTTTGAAGATGATTTTTACTTATCAGTATCATATGATTTTGAAGCTAGGGAGAAATCTGATAGAGTATATCAGAACATGCTTCGAAGTGAGGTGCCAATAGCCGTTCTAATTCTTGCAAGTGAAAAAGTTTTGCAAAAAGATGTATCAGAGATGATTACAATGTTGAATGCTTGTTCTAGTATTGAGAGTGTTGAGATAAAACCATATTCTACTAATCAAGCAAATCAACAACCAGTAACACACAAAGACTTTGAAGAACATGTAAAAAAATGGATTAATAATCCTATAGAAAAAAGATTTGATTTTATTAATGAGGGTAAAATAATAGAAAGTCTGAATGGTTTATATTCTGCCTTTTCAGATGACCATGTATATATTACACCTAATAATAAATTTGCAGTTTTAGAGTTTGACTTAAATGACAATGAATACTTTAAAGAGTTAGATAATTTTAATCAATATGAGGAATGGGCGCTTCAGGAACCGATACTAAATATAAGTGATATTTGTAGAAAGTGTCCACATTATGGGCGTTGCTTAACAGAACATTATAGATTTGTGACCGACCTAACACATGGGTGTAATGGTTATAAAGGACTATTAGATTGGTATGATGAAAGACTGGAAGATAAACCAAGAATTGTATCATAGATTAAATGTCGTACATGAAGACGACTTATCTAAGGTACATATAGAGAAGACAGAAAATGTTGTCGAAGACGCATTAAGATATTTCGAAGAGAGAGATGTAGGTTGGTTATATCCATCTAAAAGTTATGTGGTAGCTATATGTTATGCATGGTGGCTATCACATGATTTTAAAGAGGATTTCGCAGATTTACTAAACGATAAAGATTTATTATACGGTAATGACCCTTATTTTAGACCATATAGTGCCGATAAAGACACTTATAATGCTATAATAGATAGAGTTTTACCGTTAGATGAAACAAAAGGCATGATACCAGATATAAAAAAATGGTACACAGCCGAATTTATGTTATAAATATAAGTAAGGAGATAAGTAATGATTAAGATTGATGGAAAAGAGTATGATGAAACGCAATTTAGTCCAGAGTTGCAAAACTATTTAACAGTACGACAGGAAATTCAAGTAGGTAGGACTAGACATGTGGTTGAGATTGAAAAAATTGATGTTTTGACGGAACACTACAACAAAAAAATTGTTGAGTTGTTAAAGAAAGAGAAACCAGAAGAGAGTACAGATGGCAGCGATAGCAAATCTAACGATTGACCAAGGAGCATCATTTAGTTCAGATGTTACACTTAAAGATAGTAGTAACGCATTATTTGATTTGACTGGTTATACCGCCAGTGCAAAAATGGCCAAAGGTTATAGTTCTACAAGAACAAGAGTAGCAATGACTACTACTATTGCTTCAGACCCCGCTACAGGTGTGGTTACACTTTCATTAACAGCAACAGAAACAGCAGCCCTAGACGCACCAGCGAGATATGTATATGATTTAGAAGTGACTACAGGTGCCTCAGTAACGAGAGTTATTGAAGGAATTATTAATGTCCGTCCAAATGTTACTACATAATTAAACTTATTTTCTTTATAAATATACAGTAGAAGAGAGAGTTTATGCCAGATATTACAGCTAAAATTAATACAAATACACAATCTGGTCCTCAGAAGGTGGCAGTTACATTACCATCAGCTCAGGCAGCTGGAAACGCAACTCTTCAATTAAAGTTATTGGGTGATGTCGATACTACAAATTTGACTGATGGAGCATTACTACAATACAGGTCGAGTGATGCAAAATTTGTTGCTCGTACAGAAATAGTAACAACAACAGGCACACTAGTGTTTAATTGTGGGAGTTTTTAGGTAAATGGCAACAGTAATTCAGATAAAAAGAAGTTCAGCAACTTCAGCACCGTCAACACTAAAACAAGGTGAGTTTGGTTTAACATACGGAACCGGTACTCAAGCAAATGGCGGCGATAGACTTTACATCGGTACAGGCGCAGTAGATAGTAATGGTGACGCAAGTTCGATTGATGTAATCGGCGGTAAATATTTTGCAGACTTAAATGACCACGCACATGGCACATTAACTGCTAGTTCAACTCTTATTGTTGACAGTAACTTAGCAATCGACCAGTTTATTGTAGGTAATTCTACAACAACAGGTGGTACAATTAAATTTAACGAGGGTACAAATAACGGTTCAAACTTTGTTGCTCTTAAAGCACCAAACACTTTAGCTGGAAACACAACATATACATTACCAGTCGCTTATGGTTCTGCTGGACAATTCTTAAAACAATCAGATGGTGCAGGTACTTTAGAATGGGATACAGTTAATCAGTTTATTAACTTAGCTGGCGACACAGGTACAGACAGATACAATACGGCAGAAACTTTAACATTTGCTGGTGGTGCTGGTTTAGTACAAACAGTTACAGATAACACAGTAACAGTTACAGCAACAGCATTAACAAATTCAAACTTATCAGGTAGTGCAGGTATCACAAATGCTAACTTAGCAAATGATAGTGTTACTTTCGGTTCTACTACAGTTGCCTTAGGTGCTGCTAGCACAGACATAGCAGGAGTAACTTCTTTAATTGTTGACAATATAACAATTGACGGCAATGATATATCAACTACAAATACAAATGGCGATTTAACAATATCACCAAATGGTACAGGTACAATTACAGTACCAAGTAACTATGAAGAAAGAGCTGGTTTCACAGACAACTCTTTAACAAATAAAAAATATGTTGACACAGTTGCACAAGGTTTAGATATTAAAGATGCAGTTAGAGTTGGTACAACAGCTAACTTAACAGCAACATACTCAAACGGTAGTTCAGGTGTAGGTGCAACATTAACAAATTCTAGCACACAAGCTGCTTTAGTTATTGATGGTATAACAATGGTTGTTAACGATAGAGTTATGGTTAAAGACCAAACAACAACTCTTCAAAACGGTTTATATAAAGTTACAAACATTGGTTCAGGTTCAACAAATTGGGTACTAACTAGAACACCAGACGGTGACGAAAGTACAGAAGTTAACGGCGGTTCGTTCTTCTTTGTACAAGAAGGTACTACAAATGGTGATAATGGTTATGTAACAACGAATGACGGAAATCCTACGATTGGTACAGATGCAATTACATTTGAACAATTCTCAGGTGCAGGTCAAGTAACTGCTGGTTCTGGTTTAAGTAAATCAGGAAATATCATAGATGTAAATACTGATGGAAGTTCAATCGAAGTTAGTTCAGATGCATTAAGAGTTAAAGCATTAGGTATTACTAACGCTATGTTAGGTGGTTCAATTGCAACTTCTAAATTAGCAAACCCTACAATCTACTTTACAGACGAAAGTTCTACACAAGGTAGTGTTGCTTTAGAAGGAACATTAGAGTTTCTTGCTGGTGAGGGTATTAATACAACAGTTTCGGGTAGTACATTAACAATCGCTGGTGAATTAGCATCGACTTCAAATGTTGGTGTTGCATCATTCAGTTCAGATAACTTTGCCGTAAGTGGTGCAGGTGATGTTACAGTAATCAAAGTTGACGGGGAGACATTTTAATGT